CGGGCGGCTCGGGGAACACGGTGGACGGCGTGGTGGTCTCGGTCGGCGCGACGTCGGCAGGCACGGCGGCACCTCTGGAGCGCATCGACCAGGCCGGGACCAGTGGCTCGCTGGCCAGCCCGGGCCTGGTAGCGGCACAGGCGCTGCAAAGACGGAGGGATAGCCCGGCATCCGCTGTGACGACGCCTTCGTAGATCTCGTCGTCGGGTTCGTCGACCTCGACTACCGGGTGGCCAGTGAACGGCACGACGACCTCGCCGACCTCGACGACCTCAGTGAATGGCGACGGAGCTGTGCCACCTTGGGGGAAGTTGGCCGGCACGACTTCGGCGAACTCGCCCTGGACCACAGGGGCAGGGTTGTGGGTGGCTTCCTGAGGGGGCGGGACGTTGCGGGTGACGGGTTCCTGGGTCATCGGTCGGACGAGAGCTCGATGGAGGGACCAGCGAAAACGGGAGAGGGCACCACGAAGGGCCCGGGCGACCACAGCTCGCCGGTGTACGGCTCGAACTCGCCACCTGTGCCGGTCGGCTCTTCGCCGGCCTTGTCCTCGGCGTAGGTGAACAACCGGAGGCCGTGGGGTCCCGTCACGTCGCTGACCGGTACCCAGCTCAGGGCGTCGATGGTGCGGGAAGAGCCGACGAAGGCGTACAGGGGCAGCTTGGAGTCAGGGTCGTACGTCTGCACCAGCACGGGGACGACGGGCGCCACCACGGGCGCAGCGGGCACGGGGATGCCGGCGGCGGCGGTCTTCAGCACCACGGTGGTGGAACTGATGCGGGACGCGGCGGCTTCGATGGCGGCGCTGTCCTCAGCCACGATGGCGGCTTGCAGGTCGGCGTCTTGCGCCACCAGGGCGGCCACGGCGGCGTTCAGGTCAAGGATTGGGGTCACGTGTTTCTCCGTCTGCGAGGGTCGTCACCGACCGGGGGATGGTGGCGCTCGGCCGGCTCGGGCTCGGGCTCGACTACGGCTTCGCCCACGAACGGGCTACGGGCGACTTTGCCAAGCATCACCGCGGCCTCGGCGTGTTGGCGTGCCACTTCGGCGCGGTCGCTGAACGGGCTGTGGGCGGTGCCTGAGTTCTGCGGCATATGTGCTCCTAGAGGAAAGGCCCGAGGGCCGGGCGCACGAGGGAGGCGCGCGCCCGGCCGGTCCCGGGGTGGGGAATTAGGCCGCCAGTGTGACCAGGGCGTTGGTTGCCCGGGCCAGGAAGTACTGGTCCCGGACCGCCAGGCAGTTGTCGTCCACGAAGGCGAACGGCAGGCTGTCCGGGCTGGACGTGGTCGGGTAGACGTTGACCGTCTGGAACTCCCGGACGTAGGGCCGGATGAGCAGGTCCGGGTCGAGTGGCAGCAGGTACAGGTTCTGCTGGCCCGTCGCCGGAGGAGCAAACCCGGTGTTGGTGCCCACGTAGGCGGCCGGGTAGGTCGCCGGGACGGTCGAGCCGTTCTGGGGGACCAGGGTCACGCCGGTGTCCACGATGGAGGTCGTGGGGATCGGGGTGATGTTGTCGCTCTGAAGCCCGACGTTGGCGTCGACGAAACCGAGGAGCGACTCGGTGCCCGTCCCGCCGGCGGCCGCAGTGCGCCACACCTTGTAATGGGTGGGCGAGAGCGTCTGGCCGAGCGTGGTCACCGACGGAGGTGTGAAGGCCAGGGTGATGAGGTTGACGCCCACGCCCGCACCCGTTGCCTGGCTGACCTCAGCCGAAGCCAGGATCTCGCCGAAGCGGGCGATGACGGCGCTAACCATGTACTTGTACGTGGTCGAGGCCGGCATGCCGCCACCCGTCGCCGTCGTGGTGGCCGTTACAGTGCCCATCGTGTTGGAGCGCGGGTTCAGGAAGGAGGACTTCATGATGGGGATGTTGCGGTAGCTCGCCACGATGAGACCGGGGGCGACCTCGACGTTGGTGAGCGCCCCATGGTCGGCAGCGATAAAGCGCTGCTGGTTGGTGAGGAGCTGGGCGATGCGAGAATCGACCGTCGAGCTCACCACGAAGGCGTACTTGGTCGAAGCACCGGGGTACTCGGCCGAGTTCGTCTCCACAAGTTCGATCATCTGGTCGAACAGGCCCAAGTCGAAAGCGGCGTTGGCCCAGGCGATCGTGTTCGGCGCGCCACCCCCCACGATGTTCACGAGGCTGTCCAAGCCGTCCATGTGAGGGTACGGACCGTTCAGGGTCGAAGCGGCGTTGCCCCACACGAGGTCCGTCTCGACGTCCCACATGAGGCCCCTACTGGCGCCCTGGATTTCCTTGGCCCGCAGCGACCCGATCAGGTCAGCGGTCACTGCCTCGGCGTAACCCGTGACACCGCCCACGATCTGGTAGTTCTTCATCGTCACGGGGGACTGGACGTAGGTGGACGTGCTGATAGGCCGAGCACCACCGTCGGTGACGGCGCCGCCCGCAGCTACCTGCGTCCGCTGGTTGAAGTTGTAAACAGTCGATCCCCAGCGAACGGACGGGAGCACCCGGACCAGGGGGGCATAACGACGCTGCATCTCGTGGACGACAGGGTCGATCTGCTTCTGGACCAGGGCACTCGCGCCGGTGGCGCTGAGGATGGCTTCGGAGAGTTCTGTAGCCATCGTTTTGTCCTTTCTGGACGGGGAGTTGAGAGGGGAGCCGAGCGCGAAAAAGCCCCGGACCGTCAAAACAGGCACGGGGCTTTTAGAGCGGGCTGGCTAGGCCATTTGTGGCAGGAGCGGGTCGAAGGTGTCGAGGATCGCCTTGCTGAAGTCCTCGTCGGACATCTCGGCCAGCTTCTTAGGGTCGCTCTCGACCTTGGACTCACCTATCGCGCGCGCCTGGGCGACCAAACCGCGCCGGGTGATGCCGCCAGAGCGGCGGACTTCCTCGATGACCTCTTCGCGCACCTTGGTGGTGGTGGCCTCGACGATCGACTCGCCGAAGGTCTTGAGGTCGGCCAGCGTGACCGGCTTGGCCGCGGCAGCCGCATCGGCTTCGGCGACGACGCGCCGGGCCTTGGTCAGGTCGTCCTCGACCACGGGGGCGGCCTTGGCTGTCAGCATCTCGGCCAGCAGTTCGATGGGGGTCTTGGCTGCGGGTGCGGTCTCAGTGACCGGAGCGGGAGTGAGCAGAACGCGCAGTTCCTCGGTGGTGTACTCGGTCTTGGTAGCGTCCAGGGTCGCCGCCTGCTCGGGAGTGAGCAGCGCCTTGACTTGGTCCGCGCTGTGGACAGGCATAGATGCCCCTTTCGGTTGGCCGACGCTTTCGGCGCCGGGGACTGGTTGCCCGCACTGCGGGCAGAACATTGCGGGAGAAGCGAAGGAGGCGCCGCACGAGGGGCAATCCTCCATGTCGTCGTCGTCGTCCTCGTCGCCCGGCTTGATGTCGATGTCACCGTCGTTGTCGGGGTCGAGCGCCAGCAGGCCGGCCAGAGCGGCGCGGGCGATGCGGGTAGCCACCTTGGCGAGGTTTGCGGGCTCGTCGGTGTAGCCGCTGACGCTGATGCTTCCTTGCCCGTTGTCGAGGCTGGTGGAGGCGTACGCTTCGATCACGTCGACGAACTCGGCACCCAGACGGCCGAGGGTTTCGTCCAGGTCGACGGACTCTTTGGCCACGTCGATGCCGAAGCGCTTCGCTGCGGCGTGGATTTTGCCCTTGATCCGCTTCAACTGCGCTGCCGTGTACTTCCCGGCGTTCTTCGGCTTTGAGATATAGGCGAGCGCGCTTCTGCAGTGAGCAGCCGAATCCACGGGGTACCGAGGGCGTTTGTCTGACTGGTACCCCGGGTCCGCATATGACCCTTTCGGCGCTGGAGTCAGGGGCTTCGCTCCGTCGGCCTCGCCAACGCACTTGGTGCACAGCCCGTCTTCCATGGGGTGAGCGATCTCGGCCTCAAGCAGCGCCAGTAGGGAGGGCTTGGCCTCTTCCAGGCTCACGTCGAGGTCGTCGACGGACTCGGTGACCGTGCCCGCCGGGAGCGATTCGCCCAGCTTGCCGGCGTCGATCTGCGCGCTGCCCACGCCCGGCCGGTGCGTGAAGTCGATGCCGGTGACGTCGAGGTCGGGGGCCGTTTCGTTGCCCTGGTCGTCCTTGGTCACGTCGCCGACCCACTGGCCGAAGATGGAGACCGTCTTCAGTGCCGCTTTGCCGTCCTTGTCCGGCACGGCCATGGCGGCGATGTCCCGGCCCGCATCGGTGGGCAGGATGTCGGCCTCGAAGCGAGCGGCGCCAGCGTCGTCCTGGTAGACCTTGGTCACGTTCGCCGCGGTGGCCCGGGTGTCACCTTCGGCGTGGGCCTTGTGCGATGTATGCATCGGGATCGTCTGCCCACTGCCCAGGCGCGCGTTCATGCGCTTGACGGCGTGGCCGATGTTCTCCCGGTCGTAGCGCCGGTGGTTCCGGCTGACGCCCGGTGCCAGGAAGGTGCCACGGAGCGTGCCGATTCGAGCCATGGGGCCCCTTTCGTTCAGATCGTGCCCGCCGGCGCAATCGAGCACCGACAGTTGGTGTGCTGAGGGCACCCCGGCAGGTCCGCCAGCGAGTACGTGCCCTCTAGCGGCTCGCAGTCGCCGCAGGCCCCCGGCTGTGTGATGTAGTCGAACATCTCGACGCCAGCGGAGACGAACTGAGCCAGCTGCGCCCGCTTCATCGCCGTGTTTATGGCCTCGTCGATGTAGCCCTGCGCACCGGCGCCCTTGTCGATGACCTCGTTTACCGCCTTGACCAGTTCCTCGGAGCCGAAGTTGTGGGCGATGCCGTCGGCGATCACCCGGCCCATGTCCCCGGCGAGGCCCAAGAGCTGGTCTGCTATCCACTCGGGCGCTTCGGAGCCGTAGCTGTCGAGCGTGCGGAGCTGGGCCAGCGTGTCGCGGTAGAGCTGGTCGAGGTCGACGGGCACGTCCAGGCGTCCGCTGTCGGCCAGTAGCGCCGTCGCTTGGGTCACGCCCTCCGCTGCCGCTTCTGCCTCGGCCAGCG